CGTCGTACATGTGAAGAACTGTACCGACCTGGCTCTGCTCTTCTTCTGCGTCGAACGAGATCGTCACTGACACCGAGTTGTCCGACCAGTATCTTTGCGCTGTCGCAGCGATTGACATCTTCTCAAAGATCGTGACTTCTTTCTCAGAACGAGTTGCGTCTGACTTGATTGGAAAGAACACTACCGACGTTGTGTCTGGCGACTCGCTTGCTGGCTCTACTTTATAGTTTGCCATGCGGAACAGTGGCAGCATCGGGTCATCGTTTGCGAAGCGAATTGCGCGAAGGAAGTACTTACCACCAGGTGTCCAGTGAACACCAGGAGATTCGCCGGCAAGAATTGACACGGTGCCTGATGGCTTGACTGTAGTTGTCTTGATTGACTCGCGAATACCAAGCCATTCGGAGTAGACGTTGTCGTAGTTCTTGACTACGCCATAGCCTTCGTCCATCCAGTCACGCAGTGTTGGCAAACCATGAATGTCTGCGAAGTTCGCGATGCCTGACATCGACGTTCCGATGCGACGGTTGCGTTGCATGATCGCGTTTGTCTCTTCCCAGTGTGTCGGAAGAAGAGTCACTGTCTTTGCATACAGATATGCGAACTTCAACGTACGCTTGTAGTCCTCGAGACTTTCGTGACGACCAAGATACGTTTCAACAAGCGTGCACATTTCGTACGACTCGAGAGACTGCTCTGCGCATGGGTTGTAACCAGCGACACGCCAGTCTTTGTTGTTCGGTGGATCAACAAGACGCCCATACTTGCGCGACATGTCCAACCAGATCACGCCGGGTTCACCGTTTAGCGAGATGCCCTCGACGATTGATGAAAGGTCCTCACCGACTGACGTCGCAACTGAGTTGTTGCTCATCCAACCCCAACCTGGCGCTTCTGGATCATACGAGTTTCTTTCAGGGAATGCTTCCTGATTCTTTAGATTTAGAAACTGTGAATCATCGAGTCTGCCAAGAAGAAGCTCAGCAGAACGGCGGACGTTTCCAGATACAACACAGACGCCGATAAGGTTGCCAATGTCTGCGATATCTACTCGTGTCAGCTCCTCGCCTTCACGACCGTCGAACAGTCTGCGAATGTGATTGTGTAGCTTCTCAAGTGGCTGATGACCAGCGGCTGTTCCACCGAATGTTTTGATTGGTGCACCTGCTGGGCGAACCAGGTTGTAGTCAAAACGGACTTCGTTTTGCCCTGCCTTGAGATACGAGTTGATCAACATTGTTGCTGACTGCACCCAGCCTTCACGAGTGTCTGGAACCTCGAACTCGTAGTACGCGGGGCCGGGCTTGTGAATGGTGAATCCTTTGTCAGCACCAAGGTCGTCGAAACCTACGCCGACGCCGAGCATCGACGCTTCCATGAGAAACGCAAAAGGCCTCGCCGGATTTGACTCGGACATCTCAGAAGTAGATACGAACGCACAGTTCTGAAGCGCCGCTGAATTGCGGTGCTCATTAACCAGCGGAGTTCCCATGACCCACAGACCGCGGCCAGGAGGAGTCCACTTGAGATTGAAGAGACGATCAAAAGCTTCTTCGGCGCTCGCCTGAGCTTTGTTGTCGTCCCATGGTAGACGATTGACGCGGCAATGATCCTTCTGAAGAGAATACATGCCGTTGATGACGCGTTCACAGACATCGACCCACGTTTCTTTCGTGCCGTCTGCCTTGAGTCGCGAGTACGTTCTCAGGAACGTAATCTCCCCCACCGAGTTACCGGCTGCATCTGTATAGCCAAATGGAGCTTTCTTATCTCGATACTCCTCTAAGAAGTCGTTATTTATGTGAAAAGAGAGATAAGAAGACACAGCGATCACCCCGCAGATAGTTTATTGGTATATGGATTATAGCTCTTAGTGCCTGATGGCTTACGAGCCGAAGATTGCCTTGTAGGTGCTTTCGCACTCGGGGCAGATTGGGAAGTTGTCTGGATCCCGTGACGGAACCCAGATCTTTCCACAGAGCGCTACGATAGGTACACCGTTCACAAGTGCTTCTGTGATCTGGTCCTTCGGAGCGTAGTGCGCGAACATGTCATGGTCGCCTTCAACATGAACAGTTTCCGTGTTTTGTTGAACGTCTAACTCTGACATTTCTTGCACCAATACAGCTTTCGCCCATCGACCTCGCCGATGAGAACCGTTGTTCCACAGATTCTACATGGCAACGTGTGTCGCTTGTAGACGTAACTGTATTGATTGTACTTATGATCAGACGCCTCAGCCTCCGTGAGGTGTTGCGGGGCAACGGTTCTGATCATTCCGTCCGTTGCTCCATCGGTCATAAGAACTGATGCATTGTTCCAAATGTTTGTCAGGCTTTCACTTGGAACTTCGCGACCTGGCATGAATGGGTCGAGCTTCTCTAAGAACAGAAGCTCAGCCCTGTAGACATTTCCGATTCCAGCAACCACGCTCTGATTCATTAGCAGAGACGCGATGCTTTTCTTACTCGACTGAATCTTGTCGAACATCGCTTGAGGGTCGACGTCGTCGTGCAGTGGGTCTGGTCCGAGTTTAGCGCAAGCGGTCTGCAACTCTTGAGTTGTGATGTAGTTGCACTTCGTCGGTCCGACGAGCTCTGATATGAAGCTCGCGTTTTCGAGTCGAAGTCTTGCTGACTGCTTCGGCTTTCCTCCTCGGTTTTTTCTTACCGAGAACCAGCCGTATAGACCGAGATGAATGTGAACAATGTGATCGTGCTCAGCAAAATGAAAGAACAGGTGCTTACCATGCGTCGATGTGCCGACAAACGTCTTTCCGTCGATCGCCTCAGCGCCTTCATCAAATCGCCCTTGCGGACTCGACGCCTTGACGGTTAGCCCCTGGAAACAATCATCGTGCACGTTCGCAAAGTGACGAATTGAGTGTCCTTCAGGCATTGGTCACACTATACTAGGCACCGTCTCACTTTTTACGACTGACCCTTGTTTTTATGGCTTTTCTCTTCTTTTCTCCCTCTTCCTCCTCCTATTCAACCTTACCGACGGCTGAAATATCAAGGTTGGAGAAGTGTACTATAATGATAACCGTAGCGCATTTCACCTTCCTGCTACTCGACGTCTATTAGGAGAGAAAAATGGCCCGGAACTACACTGGCTTCGATGAAATTGCTGGCGGCAAGCGCGCCGGTCTTGAGATGTTAGTAGATCTTCTCGAAGCTCACTTCGGACTGTGGAACAACGGCACGTTTGGGGTACGTAAAAAGCGTGGCAAGAGCTCGTATTCTGTTCATGCAACAGGGCGCGCTGGCGATCTTTCTTGGAGAGGCGGTAACTACCGCGGTACAGGAAACTACGCTGACGCAGAAAAGCTCATGGACTTCTGCGCTGAGCACGCTGACGCTCTAGACATTGAAGCGATCTTCGACTACTACCCCCAGCCGTACGGTCGTGGCTGGAAATGTGATCGCGCTGCCTGGCAGGTGTACAGCAAGAGAGCGTTCAGCGGCGCACCTGGTGGCGACTGGGTGCACATCGAGATTGGCAACAAGTACGCTGACGATCCTGACTATTACGTAGAGTTTTTCAAGAAGACTTTGGGCGAGGCTAAGAACCCGCCGAAGAAGACAACCACCGTGAAGGCGCCATCGGGTAAGAAGCCATGGGTGCAACTCGGTTCAAAGGGCGCCGATGTTAAGAAGGTCCAAGAGATCGTCGGCGCGTCGCCTGTTGATGGCGACTTTGGCCCTAAGACACAAGCGGCGGTTAAGAAATGGCAGGCAGATCACGATCAGCACGTAGACGGTATCTGGGGTCCTGGATCTCAGAAGCACTCAGAAAACTGCGACTGCAAGGACGCAGCCCCAGCCCCAGCTCCTGCTCCAGCCCCGGCCCCTGCCGAGGCACCAAAGGCTACTGCAAAGCCCGCGGCCACGTCAGCAAAGCGCCCATACCCGGGTACACCACTCCGGAAGGGTTCCACTGGCAAGGACGTAAAAGCAGTGCAGGAAGTAGTTGGTACGAGAATTATTGACGGGCAGTTTGGCTCAAGGACTCAGGCTGCGGTCAAGACATGGCAGAGAGCCAACCCGTCCTGCGGCCCCGCTGACGGTGTTGTCGGCCCCAAGACCTGGGCAGTAATGTTCTAATGAAAGAAAAAATCATGTATGTTCTGGCTGTCGGCGTGATGGGCTGCATCATGCTCGCTATCGTCGGAGACTACGTCGTCGCTTCGTTTGAGACATTTGAGACGGGCGAGCCTGTTGACGTCTCATCTGACGTGATGACGCTGGTTCAGACCGCTTTAGGCGGTGTTATTGGCATTATTGGTGGCTACTTCGGAGCCAAGGGAAGCAGTAGCAAATCAGACTCTAGTGAGTCATGATCTCTAGATGAACGGACTTAGTCGTGGTAGAAGCAGTCATTGTTGCAGTAATAGCCGCGGTAGGAACAGTTCTTGCAGCTCTTGTTCAAAAGGGTCGTAAGGAAAACAGCAGAGATCACGCAATGGTGGTCAATTCCCTTGGTAGAATAGAAGAAAAGATCGATCACCATATCAATGATCACGCGGTTGGTGCATTCGATGAGAAGCCTAAGAAGAGAAAGAGCGCGTAGACTTGGGCAAGCAAAAGAAAGCCAAAGTTGCAAGTGGCTCGAGAACACGAGTCAATCCTCTTACCGGTGAGGTCGAGACAGTTACTGGCACGAAGGCTGGTAAGAAACGTCAGCGTCTCCCTCTTGATCACCCTTTGCGTTCTCACGTTGTTGCTGAGAAGAAGTCTAAGCCCCGTGGCAAGCCATTGCTAGATATTGGAGATGACGACAGCTAATTAGGTCTAAACGACACTACGACATCAGTGTAAGTCCCAACATTGAAGGGAGGATACCAATCATTCATACGATAGGTAACACTGGAAGTAGCGTCGTCTAACAAGGCCTAAACGCTACCTTAGGGGGATGGTCCCGTCGTTTCGGAGGTGAGCGGCGGGCATCTCCCTTTTTATAGGCCTTGTTAGAGACGCGGGTTTTATCTTAACTCACGTGGAGTTGAGCAATAGTAATTTCCGTAGTTCCAAGGCCCTACTCCACATTCTTCCCACATAACTGCACACGACTCTGCGTTGTAGGCAAAGTCGTCTGCGAAAGCGAAGCGGTCGTAGTTCTCTAGCAACTTACCTTCGTCAAACCAGCCAGACAGATTGTTCTGTTGACACAGACCCCACGAATCGTCACGGGTACGAGTGTTGTCGTTATGCGCCGATGAATCACAGAGCGACTCACGACTAATGATGCGGAGCATCTCCTTCACGCTGTCGTCATTAGCCCCTCGATCCCACATGGCTCTGGCGATAATGTTCGCCTTAGCCCGAGAACAACCGCTCCCTTCTCCGTATACTTCAGGTATGCCACCTTCCCATGTCGGAAGCGGTGGCAGAGTAGTCGTAGTTGTCTCCAGATGATAGGCAGGTTCTGGGCCACCTTCGCCTATTTCGTCGTATATCCAGACTTCATCGTCCTCGAGAGGTTCGTATGTGATGCCTGGTGGCAGATCAGCAACTGCAGGGATTTCAACCTCAGACGAGTGCATGTCGGCTGAAAGGCTTTGCAACGCGAACGGGTTCATCGGGTGAACTGTGTTGCTGACCTCCGACATGGCCGCTGGCGGCGGAGCAACCGCCTCTGCGGAGTCGCTGATTTCCTCGAGAAATGCGACGCTTGTCAGTGCAAGTGTCGCCAGCCCAAAGAGCGGTAGGTAAGAGCCAGTATCTTTCATTGGGTGCCTCCTCTACGTAGGGGGAGAGTTTTCGTAGAAGTACGTACTACCCTAACACGACTATTTCATTTTGATTACACAAACGGCTAAAAAGCGCGTTTCCCCTGGTAAGAGGGTTGTAAACACATCGGTGTAATTCTAAAGACGCTTCCGCCTGTCACGCCAAGTCGAGAACGTGTTCGCTCTACGGTCGCCGTTCCACGGCTTCCATGGACCGGCGAAGTGCACGATTGCTGGTCGTATTCTGTCAGGGTTCCAGTCAAGTTCGCCGGAGTAGTTCTCGAGGTACGGGTTGAACCTCATGAGATAGAAGTTGTAGATTAGTGGCAATTCTTGCCAGTTGTCATGTAGAGCAAGAAATAGAGCGTCTTGGTCTAAGTTTAGCAGATCGTCGGATCGCGTTTCTACAATCTTTTCTATTTTTTCAGATAGTTTGATTTCTCGCCAAACGTCGAGATTGGCTATAAATACGCCAGTGTTAAAGTATGCTCCTGGCGCTCCAGTAAGCCTTTCGCACTCTTTTTCATGATTATGATCTACAGCCGCGATCGCTTTAGCGGGCTCTACGTTAAATAGCTCGGTAAATCTTCTCATGACAAGAATGTCAATATCGAAATAATAGGCGAACCTTATCTGATGTGGTAATAAGTCGGCGATTAGTGTCTTAGCGTACACGGTGGCCGAAACATGTGTCTTTCTCGAAGTGATCAAGTTGCTGTCTACTCGATATACCTTACTTTGAGGCACAACGGTCAGTCTAAGGTCAATACCCTTGTCACTGGCAAATCTTTCTATTTTCTTGACGCTTTCTACTTTCATCGAAAGGTCAAATATGAGGTAGATAGGGTATTTGCCGTCAGAACCCCACCAAACGTCCAAAAGTGCAACAGGCAGGTAGTCAATGTACGCATTATCAACAACAAAGACAATTGCCTTATCGCTTTTCACTACTTTCTCCTCTTTTTCGTCTTTTTCGTATCTAACCTTACCGGCGGCTGAAAAATCGAACTTCTGTACACCTTATACCTATATGGCCATATGGGCGGTACTTTTCGGTATTTATCCTCTCCAGCCCTTGGTATGATAGGGTATGAGTGTACACCTTTAACCAAAAGAGTGAATGACAATTTAATGTACAAAGTTTGAGTGAAATGTCCGAAAACGAGCAAACAGCCCTCCTCTACGCCAGAGTGTCAACATCTATACAAGCAGCGGACGGAATATCCCTAGACGCCCAGGAACGAGACCTTGTTCGCGCCTCAGAGATGTACGGATTCGCTAAATACGAGATTCTACGAGAGGAAGGCCGGTCTGGCAAGTCAATCTCAGGTCGACCAGTGCTCAAGGACGCACTTCAACGACTTGACTCCGGTCAAGCCGCCGCGTTGTTTGTCACACGAATCGACAGACTGGCCAGGTCAACACAGGACTTTCTTAGCATCATCGACAGGGCGCACAAAAACGAGTGGAGAATCATCCTTCTCGACCTCAACCTCGACACATCAACGTATCAGGGTCGGTTCGTCGTGACGATCATGAGCGCGCTAGCAGAAATGGAACGCGCGATCATTGCCGAACGTCAAAAGGACGTGCACCGTGACAGACGTGAAAAAGGCATTGTCTGGGGTGTCGATAAGGGCCCAAAACGGATTCTAAGCGACGAGTTACTAGCAAAAATCCGCCAATATCGCGACATAGACGGCCTGTCATACCATAAAATTGCCGATAGACTCACGTCAGAAGGCATCGACACGCCCTACGGTAAGGAATGGCACGGATCTACCGTCAGACGAGCGTATCTCATCGCCGAAAATGACTCGGAGCCGGGGGAGTTGCCCATCAGCCAAGAGCAACTCAACCCCGACTCCGATTGACGCCGCTCTCTCCCAAAGCGCCGTCAGCCTGTCAGCAATTGATACAATACCAAATGCTGAACGGTCTATGTGTTATTTATCTGGCAAATCTAGTTGCCACACTCCAGTCGACTTCTGTTGACTGAACCGTTCTCGGCATGAGCATCATGTTGACAATTTCAGCTCGAGAACCAAAGCCGTTGATCTCTATGCCACGCTCGGACAGTTTACGCTGAAACGCGATCTGTGTCATTGGCTTTTCACCACGTTCCTCTGACCAGACACGGTAGATTGAGTACAGAGACTTGATTGGAACTGATCCGCCCTCAGTCTCCTTCGTCTCCTCGATCAGGAAGAATCCGATACGGTCCTCGTTCTTCTTGTAGATCTCAGCAGCCTCGGTAACTGCGGAGCACCAGCCAAGTGAGTCACGTGCACTCGAACCAAGCAGTTTAATTGCACCCTCAACTGCCCACGACAGAACCGCTGGCAACCCGCCGTCTGGGTCGAAGAGGTAGTGCTTGAGATCTGGGTCTGGGTTTTCCGGAACGCGTGTCAATGGTACTGGGCGAATACGTCGCCACATGGCGTCATCAGTGATCACCGGTCTGTGATTTGTAGTGACCCATAGTTTTGCACGTGACTGGAAAGTGAATGGCTTCTCGCCAGGAGACCGAGCAGAGATCTCAGAAGAACCAGTAAGTTTTTTAACTGAGTTTTCCTTCATGCGCTCAGTCTCAGGTAGCTCGTCAACCCACACAAGACGGCGACCACGAAGCTCAGCCCAGTGGTAGAGGTCAGAACCATGTGCCTGCCCATCACCTTGAGCAAGAATGCTCGAGTCAAGTGGCCATGCGTATTGTGATGTTCCCATAGCCTTAACGAGCGCTTCAACAAGCGTGTTCTTACCAGACCCAGGAGGGCCATAGACTAAGAACATGATGTCATGCGTGCGAAGACCAGTTAAGGAATAGCCCGCGGCCCGTTGGAGCCAGTCCTGCAGTTCTTTGTCTCCGCCCGTCGCGAAGTCAAGGAACTGTTCCCATTTGACGTTTCTAATACCAGGGTTATAAGCAACAGGCGCCCTACGAGTAATGTACAGGTCAGGACGACCACGAAGAAGCTCACCAGTCCTGAGGTCAATAACGCCGTTCGCAACTCCGAGGAGAGTTTCATCGCTGTCCCACCTTTCTACGTCAAGAAGAATGCGAGGATCTGAGTTAGCGCTTTCAATTGCACTGTTGATTCTCGCATTTGACTTTGCCTGCTGCGCCCAGCGAATAACCTCCGACTGTTTGTCGGCGTCATCAAGATAGTGAGTAACCTCGCTTGCTACAATCGGTGCAAGCTTCTTAGCAAGCTCACGCATCTCGAGATTTTCTACATCTGGTTTCCAATAGTTCCCGTCCCAATGAAACCATCCGAGCCCTGGAGTGTAGCGAATAGCCGCGCTAAATGTATCGACAATTCGTCGTCCATTTCCTGTGTCGGTAAGCGTACGCTTGCCAGGTTCGCCGCCCTCACCCTCACCAAGCGCGTCTGGGTCCATCGGTACATCGATATTCGAGAGATTAGCAGACTCGGCAAGCGAATCACCGTCCCGTATCGAACTGTCGACAGCGCCTGACTTTGTACCAGGTAGATACTCATCAGAATTAGATGAACGAGTTTCGCTTTTCTTTTCAGCGGCCTTTGGCTCTTCCGGAGGCGTAGACTGTACAATAGACGCACGGCTTTCCTCCTGCGATTTTGACGCCCACTCATGTAGACCAGGCCATAGACGCTCAGTCTTTGGATTGCTCTGTACGAATTCTATCGCGCGACGAACATGCATAAGCAGTCCGCCTGCGCCTTCAAGCTCGAGCGGTGGTCGGACCTTCTCTGCGTTGAAACGAATCATCATCGTTTCTACAGCAAGCCGTCCTGCCTCTGTGTTAACTGGGAACTTGTTTGCGAGAGCACATGTCATCGCATAGATATCAACTGCACGTGAACCTTCGTCAATGCCCTCGTTGAGAAGACGATCGACGTCGATTCTTTCGCCGCCCCACTCGAGGTCTTCTAAGAAACCCCACTCGCCTTCGGCAAGAGCGTTCGCGACCTGCTTCGATCTCTTACGCAGAGATGCAAGAAGCTCTTCAGGTGCTTCGGCTATTTCTATTTCCCATGGCGCCTTACCTGGTGCCCAGTCGTAGCACACTCCAGAGAAGTGACGCGACGGCGCAATAAGAACATAGCCGTTGTG